TTCATAGTTGAAATTCCTTAAAAGTGTTATGAAGTTTGTTTTTTGTTATGCTGTATTATACCATACCCCTGTGACACGTTAGGTCACTTTTTTAGGTATTCTTAAAAGTTTTCCATTTTGCTAGAACGTAGTCTCGTTTGCCTTCGCAAAGGATTGATCCAGCTTTGGTTGTGATTCGTAAAGACGGGTTGAATTTTTTTGGTTGAACTAGAAGGTAGTCGCCGGTTTTGTTTGTATCTACAATTTTCATTTTTAATTCCTTATAGGTGTTGTTTACTGTTGTGCCTCTATTATACATATATCGGCAGAAAAGTCAATAGGTCTACACCCTAATTTTAGAATTTTGTAGGAAATAATTTTAATCGTCGTAAGTCGTTACTGTATAAGGGTTTACGTCGATCCGGCCTGCCCCGCCTGCCCTAAGTCCTTATGTACCAACGGTTTACGTCGCCCTAGCGGTTTGGATGGGGTAAGACTAGCTATTCCATTCGCCGTGGTTGTGTGTCCAATCGCGCACCTCCGCGCGCTCCCAGTGTAGCGCGTCTGCCATTGCTTCTTCGCTTACGTGGTCATGGTCATCGTATTGATCTTCGAGCATTACTTCCGCGCATAGATCGCATGTTGGTACGATGATGTTGTTGTTACGATCATCATATCTGTGTTCACATACTGAACAAATAAACATATTAAAACCTTTTGTGTGTGTTGGTGAGATTAGAATTCTTCGCCGCGATCATCTACGATTTTTTCCAGCCAAGCGGGATCACGTAGTTCTATCCATTCCGTCCATGCTTGCGTATACTCTAGGGTTGGTTCTTCCCATTCGCCGTGATTGATTGTCCATTCTTCTAATGTTGTTTCGTTGTTCATTGTGTTGCCTGCGTGTGTGTGTGTGTGTGTGTGTGTGTGCTATAGGGGATTGGATAGGGTAAGACTACCGAAGAGTACCGGTGAGACTATCTAGCTCACTTCTCAATCGTGCTTCATTCTCTAGTGTAGCAACCAGAATATCAATGATTTGTTGCTTGTCGCATTGTTCCATCATTTCGCGGATTGCTTGTGCGTCTACGTTGTATTCGTTGTTGTTGTTATTGTTATTCATTCTTAAAACCTTAAAAGTGTTGTGTTTGTTATACTATTATTATCGTCTATAGGTGTGACACGTTAGGTCACTTCTCGCGATCAATCGCAAGAATATTTTCCGTTCATTGTAACGGTTTCCCAAGTGGGTTCGCTCTTGCGAATCTCAATCTTACCTTCTCGCATCGCAGCTTGGAACTGCTCAAGAGTCATGCCTTCGGTTTCTTTGGCGGTTAGGAATTTCTTAGTCATGTTGTTTACCTTAGTAAGTGTTGTTTGTTGTATGTCTTAATTATACTATAGTTATCGGATTTGTCAAGAGGTATCTTGAGTTATTTTAGAATTATTTTTACATTGTTAGTAGTACGGCAATCGCTAATTCTCTGCGATCATAACAGCCATAAATGCTACCATCGACCGCGATTGTCCAGTAGCCGTTCTGTGTTGGGTGTGGGATTACTCTCATGATGTTTACCTTAGTTGTTGTTGTCTCTTGTATGTCTCCCATTATACATACTTATCGGCAAAAGTCAATAGGTCAGTTGACATATTCTAGGATTATTTTGGAAATATATTTTTTGCAGAAATGTTAATTTTTGGTATTGACAAGAGTGCCGGAGTAGGGTGGGGTTTTATCTTGACTGCCACTTTGTCGTCCGACTGCCATTTTGGCAGGGGTGGTTTAGACACAATCATCCAAATATATGTATATGTATTACCCAAACCTCCAGCATCAGCCCTTTCTATCCGTTTTTACAGCGCGGCAAAGGACGCATTTGAATTTAGTTTTGCTCATCATCAGAAACACCTTCGTCCCGCAATGTTTGCACACTTGATCGTCTATTACATATCTTGAAACAAGCTTCTCTTTTTTCTTGCTCACTCATACTCCTCCAATTAGATATTTCCTCGACCGTCCTAAAACAGCCCGTACAATGCCCCTCCTTGACCCTACAATGCCCAGTACATGGTGATTTAATCATATATACATCCTTATAATTTTGCCCTCTGTATAAACCCCTAGCTTTTATCCTACCAAGCAAGTACCTGATGGGACATGAGATATCAATTAGTGAGCCACCAACCAGACGCTTGCTTGGATTTGATCCTGTGGGTGAGAGCTAACAACTCACAACTAAGCAAATTCTTACTTAATTTTTTATTACTAAAACCGACCGTCTGCCAAATGTATCAGGCGCGGGTAACACCTGAGTCCAACTCCTAACCATCCTTTAAATTTTTTATACCAGATGCCCTGCGGGAACACTAAGGGCCGAGATTTATTGTCCAGCTTTGTATATAGATTTAAATTCTTGATATCCGTGTAAAGATATTCTGATACCATTAATACCCCAATAGTGCTGAAATTTCAAGAATTTTATGATAAATATCTGTTTTGTGTATATAATATAGTAAACGAACTATAGTCACATAGGAATTGAAATGAGCAAGAAGATTAAAACCTGTGAAGCCCAGCTTTGCTGCAAGGCAACGGCGGCCCTCAAAAAAGAGACAGCCGAGGAATTAAAGAAGGAAGACAAGCCACTTCAGGAATTATTGGATGAAAAAGAACCCGAAAGCAGTGAATAATTATTATTGCTGCGGAATCACAAAGGACAACGAGATTACTCTCTCACACATGGCAGATCTAGACGATGTGCCGTGTCCGTTACAATACATAGCCTCTAGGATCGAAGGCAGATGTATACTGGACAATTTCCAGCCGGGTGAGCAATTCTTTTACGAAGTAACCCAATACAAGACGGCCAAGCGCTCACCCACGAATACCGACCTCGTAGAAAGGGGTATAGGTAGTATTTCCAAACAGGGCAGGGTATTTACTCTAGATAGAACCCTACCACTATCCTGCCATACTGGACTTACAAACTCTAAAATAGAATTTGATGATGATAAAAAATTATTCATATCAACATATATACCTGAAGACTATAGAGAACTATTTGCACTCAAAAACACAATCATAGCCACAGAAGTTGGTGGCTGCCCCTCGCCCGTCGAGTTACAGAATAACACGCTACTGGGCCGTCTAAATGATACAATTCAATCAATAGACCAACAAGAGCTATGGTCTATTATCTTAGAAAATACCCGGAAACCTATTCAGGGAATGATTAGGTACAATAAGAAGGATAAATGCTTCGAGGGGTATGACGGAAAGAAGTGGCGAGCATTAATGTGGGGTGAAAAATGAAAATACCTTCCAACATGGAATACGACGAGGTAGTAAATACAATTAACAGAGTTTGCGAGCGATCTGCTCCCAAATATACCTTTTACGGGTACGAGAGGGCAGATATGATACAGGAGGCTTTTATTATATGTATAGAGGCTCTAGAGAGGTATGATGAAATGCGCCCTCTTGAGAATTTCCTAGCGGTTAACTTAAACAATAGATTGTGTAACTTTGTTAGGGATAATCACTATACTGCTGCCAACGACCCTAATAGACTAAAGGTTTATCAGCCAGCTCAACTTCAAAACGCAAACAATATCCAAAATTGGATTGATATAAAGTTAAATTGGTTAGACGATATAGATAGAACAGATGCCATAAAGGTTATCGACAAGAAATTACCGGCATCTATGCGCTTGGATTATTTAAAGATGCAGAACGACGTATACATACCAAAGTCTCGTCGCGAGGAACTAATAGCGAATATTCAGGAGATACTGGAAAATCATGGATACTTTGAAGAAAGGTAGGATTTCCAAAGAAGAGGAATCTTACATAAAGGACAATCTAGAAGCTGGCTATGAAAAAATAGCTCAGGAGCTTAACAGAGACCCTAATAGCGTGCTTGAATTTATACAGCGCAAGATTGCTAAGGGCGATTTTAAGTCTCCATCTTGGCTTGGCGATCATAACCCACAAAGACAAGCCGAATATGAACTAACAATACGTCCATACTGGAATGAGCTTAGAAAGCAATTCACAGATGAAGAACTACAATTATTTAAATACCACTGGTCTAGAGTGGTTTCTCAATTCAAAGACGATGTTACTCCTACCGAGGAAATGCAGATAGTTGACCTTATCAAGCTAGAAATGCTCATGAACAGGTCTCTTGAGGGCAACAAGAATAACATTCATGAGATCTCAAGGCTAGAAACCATGCTAGAGGCCGAGAGGATGCTCACCAGAGAGGCTCAAGACGGTGACTTGATATTCAACATGGAGCGCCAAGTAGCTTCTTACAAGGCTTCTCAGGAGTCTTTAAACAAGGACTACAGAGAGTTACAAACAAAGAAAAACTCAATGTTAAAAGAAATGAAAGCCACCAGAGAGCAAAGAGTAAAGCGACTTGAAGATAGCAAGCATAATTTCACTAGCTGGCTCTCCCACTTGGCTACAAACCCTCAGATAACAAGAGAGTATGGGGCGATGATGGAGAAAATGAGGATGTCAATGGAAAAAGAGAAGGAGCGACTATCTAAATTCCATAAATACACAGATGAGATGGTGGATCAGCCATTCCTCACCCCAGACACGGTAAAAGATTAATGATACCAAAATTGATACACCAAATATGGATAGGCAATACGCAAATTCCTGAGATCTGGAGGCCGCACACAAAATCGTGGCAAAGAAAAAATCCAGAGTACCAGTATATACTATGGGACAACTCAAGGATAAAGCGTATAGATTCAGATGATTATTTATCACTAAATGTACACCCTGCCTTCCTGTGTGATGTATTTAGATATAAATTATTGAGTTTATTTGGCGGATTTTATTTTGATGTAGATTTTGATTGCATGAAACCAATTGACACATGGGGTTATGATTTTAAAAACATTGATTTTTTTACGATAGATTACTGCGGAACAACACAGAATGGTTTAATGGCTTCTGGTAAGAATAGCCCTATATCAAAAAGGTTGTACGACGAGATACCAAGACACAGCGTTTCACAAGGGAATGTATATGGACCTTGGTGGCTGGACAGGGTTTTAAAAAATTTTGAGTATCCAGAAAATATCAACATATTTATGGAGAGAAAAAATGTAATCAGGTTCCTGCCAGAGTGGTACGGTGCCTCAAAAACAGTTAACTCTACCATATGTACAGGAAATGACGTGAGACATAGTACTTGGTATCCATCAAAGCTATGTCCACATGAAAATATCATAAATAGTCAAAGATAACATTTCGGACAATTAACATTAAGGTCAAAGGAAGAATATGAAAGCTATAATTTTCGGAGTAACAGGTCAAGACGGCAGCCATCTAGCGGACCTATTGCTAGAAAAAGGTTATAATGTTATAGGTGTTTCAAGAAGAAGCAGCACAGACAACACACTTAGAATTAAACATATTCTTAATCATGAACGATTCAGTTTGCTTCAGGGCGATATAACTGATGTACACTCAATCATTAATATACTTAAAGCACACGGGGACGTAAATGAAATTTATAATTTAGCCGCTCAAAGCCACGTCGCTGTATCATTTAAACAACCAGCCTTGACTTGGGATATTACTGGCAAAGGCTGCCTTAATATCTTACAATGTATGGTAGAATTTGGCATGATAAAAACCAAATTCTATCAAGCTAGCTCAAGTGAAATGTTTGGGAAAAATTACGACATAGAAATTGGCATGACTTCAGAAAGCAAATACCAAAATGAAGAAACTAAATTTATGCCACAAAGCCCATATGCCATCTCAAAATGCGCAGCTCATCACATGGTTAGGCTTTATAGAGAAGGTTATGGGCTTCATGCTAGCGCTGGCATACTATTTAATCACGAAGGACCAAGGAGGGGAGAGGATTTTGTAACCAGAAAAATAACAAAGTGGTTGGGTGATTTTATCAAGTGGTGTAATACCAATGGCGTTAAACCAGCAGAGCTAGTAAATGACACCGATGAAATCTATATCATAGGACGTAAAGATAGATCGCAAGGCTTACAATTCCCAAAACTAAGACTTGGAAATCTTAAAACATATAGGGACTGGGGTTTTGCTGGCGATTACTGCGAAGGTATGTGGATGATGCTACAACAAGATAACCCAGATGACTACGTTATATGTACCGGAGAAACACATACAGTTGAAGACTTTATAACCATAGCCTTTTCTTCACTCGGTATACAAAATTGGGCTGACTTTGTAGTTGAAGACCCCGAATTTTACAGACCAGCTGAAGTTGACTACCTTAGAGGTGATTGCACAAAAGCAAGAGAGAAGCTTGGATGGACCCCCAAACACTCATTTGAAGACCTCGTTAAAATGATGGTAATGAGTGATCTCTCATGAGCAGGAGAGATTTTGACGACCCCCTCTATAGAGATTGGCGAAACAAAGTATTCTCAAGAGATAAAAGAAAATGCCAAATGCCGGGTTGCTCTAAAAAGAAATATTTAAATGCCCACCACATAAGAAAATGGGCAAGCGCTTCCACTTTGAGATTTGACGTTGATAACGGAATAACTTTGTGTTATTTCTGCCACAAGAAAGTGACTGGACACGAGACATATTATCAATCCCTATTTCAAAGTATAGTGAGAAAAAACAATGGGTAAAATACGACCATTTACTATAATAAAAGATACTAGAGAGCAAAAGGGATATACCTTTGAAGCTTCTAGAACTAAATACCATATATGTAAAGGTATGGTATCTAGAAAACTAGACACTGGTGATTATAGCATTGAAGGATTAGAAGACAAAATATGTATAGAAAGAAAAGCTAGTGCTGTCGAATTAGCCAATAACGTTGGCTTTGGTAGCAGGAGGTTTATGGCTGAAATAGAGAGGATGAAAGAATTCCCACATAAATTTCTAGTCTTAGAATTTTCCCTACAACAATTGATGGATTTTCCAGAAGGATCAGATATACCAGAAAGCGAAATAAAAAAGCTCAAGATATCTAATAAATACATGTTAAGATTTTTAATGGAATTACAAATAAACCATGATATCCATGTAATATTTTGTGGATCAAAAAGAGATGCTAAGTGGACGGTTTTGAGCATATTAAAAAGGATTAATGAAAAATACTCTTCGGGAATAAAATAATGTCATCAGCTAGAGATATCGTTACTGAAGTCCACAGCTACAATGTAGATGTGAAAAATAGAGAGATATACTTAAATGAATTTGATGACTCTGGAGACAGAGCCGGTGTTGACCACAGGATGCTACAAAACTTTGTGAAGAACATAAATATACTAAAAAATTTAAGTAAAGAGCCAATAACAATACATATGCAGACGGTTGGTGGTTGTTGGTATTCTGGAATGGGTATATACGATGCTATAAAAAACTGTAAATGTAAAACAACCTTTATAGCCTACGGTCAATTATGCTCTATGGGTACTGTGATAATTCAGGCGGCTCGAAGGAGGCTTATAACACCTAATGCCATATTTATGTGCCACTTTGGTTCAACTGATCTATCCGGCGATTTTCTAAGCTCTCAGAACTACTCGGTTATAGATAAAAACAATGCTGAGAAGATGATAACAATTTATGCGGAGCAATGCTGTAAGTTTGGTGAATTTTTTATAGAAAGAGAATATAACGTGTCTAAAACTAGACAGTACATCAAAAGGAAAATGAAAGACGGTGACTGGTATTTAGATGCCGAAGAAGCTGTTTACTACGGATTTGTAGATGGGATTTATAAATGAGCAATAATTTAAAAAACATAGACGAAGCTTGGCTTAATTTAGATGATGTTAAAAAAGAGGATTTAATTAATCCATTTGAAATGGTTAGCTTTAATGATGAAGACTACCACCTAAGACTAATATGGCTAATGACAAGGCCGGAGTATTTCTCTTTTTTATGTAAACATATATTCAATATTAACATACTACCATCACAAGCCTTATTTTTATGCGAGATGTGGAATAGAAAATTCCCAATGCTCATAGCTAGTCGTGGTTTTGGTAAGTCATTTATACTATCATTATACTCAATGATTAGAGCGCTTATATTACCAGACAGAAAGGTTGTTGTTGTGGGCGCAGCTTTTCGTCAATCTAAGGTTCTTTTTGAGTACATGGAAACAATTTGGAACAACGCGCCCATTTTAAGGAGTATGTGTGATGCGAATAGTGGACCACGTAGGGATGTGGACCGTTGTGTTATGCGGATTAATAAATCCCGTATTACTTGTCTTCCTCTTGGAGACGGACAGAAAATTAGAGGGCAGCGTGCTAACGATATTATATCTGACGAGTTTGCTTCTATCCCGCGAGATATTTTCGAGACAGTTGTTGCCGGTTTTGCTGCCGTTAGCTCAGATCCTATTGAGAATGTCAAGAAAATTGCTTCTAGAAAAAAAGCCAAAGAGCTTGGAATAGAGATAGAAGAAAAAACAAACGATGTGATAGAAAAGAAAGACAACCAAATCATATTAAGCGGTACTGCCTATTATGACTTTAACCATTTTGCCGATTATTGGAAAAAATGGAAAGCTATAATCAAAAGTCAAGGTAAACTAAATAGACTTAGAGATATATTTGGAGAAGACCCACCAAAGGACTTTAACTGGAAAGACTATTCTATAATTCGTATTCCATACGAACTTTTACCAGAGGGCTTTATGGACGCCTCACAGGTCGCCAGATCGAAGGCTACAGTCCACGCTGGTATCTATCAAATGGAATTCGGTGCGTGCTTTACACGCGATTCTCAGGGCTTCTTCAAGAGAACGCTAATTGAACAATGCGTGGCAAACGAACAGACAGACGAAACAAAGGCTATTTTAGACATAAACAAGAACCCCATAGTATTTGAAGCAAAGCTAATGGGCGATAAAGAGAAAAAATATGTCTTTGGTATTGACCCCGCATCTGAGGTTGATAATTTTAGTATTGTTGTGTTGGAATTACATAACGGCCACAGGAGAATAGTGCATTGCTGGACAACCAATAGATCTGAACATAAAGAAAAAGTCAAAAGAGGTTTCTCCAGAGAGACAGATTTTTATGGATATTGTGTTAGAAAAATTAGAGATTTAATGAAATTATTTCCTTGTCATCATATAGCGTTAGACGCTCAGGGTGGTGGTATAGCTGTAATGGAGGGTTTACACGATAAAGATAAAATAAAAGAAGGTGAGTTACCAATATGGCCGGTTATAGACGATGACAAACCAAAGGATACGGACGGAGAACAAGGCTTACATATACTTGAGATGTGTCAGTTTGCGAAACATGAGTGGCTAGCAGAGGCAAATCATGGAATGAGGAAAGACTTTGAAGATAGGGCGTTGCTTTTCCCAAGATTCGACTCTGTTAGTTTGGGCATATCTAGCACAGAAGACGCCATGAAAGGCAGGCTGTTCGACACCTTAGAACAATGTGTTATGGAGATAGAAGAACTTAAAGATGAACTAGCAATGATTCAAATGACCCAAACCGCTTCCGGTCGAGATAAATGGGACACACCAGAGACCGTTGTAGGTACAGGAAGGAAAGGCAAGCAGAGAAAAGACAGGTATTCATCTCTATTAATGGCTAACATGGCGGCTAGAATAATAGATAGAACGCCAGAGCAGGAAGAATATACTTTCTATGGAGGCTTTGCTACAGGCACTAAATCCAAGGATAAAGAGAAAAATATGTACACTGGCCCAAGTTGGTTTACTAATTCTATGAAAGATGTCTATTAACGTGTATAATATAAATGTATTCCAATTACATTTCAATTGCTTGGAGAAACGATGAACGACAATCATATGATTACATGGGATGAAGGCAACCAGCAGAGTAAAAAAGATGCCTTTGAACAATTTTCTGAGTCTCTAGATGCGTATGAAGGTGTGTCAAAAGCATCTCATTTTTATAGAGATTTTATAGACATTGAGCCAAATAGATCGGTAAGACCATCATTTGGTTACAATGATTACTACGCTTTCAGGCCAGAAGAGCAGGTTCCAACCAAGCAAAAGAAAATTATCAAGATGTGTATGGACGCATACGATAAAGTTGGAATCATTCGCAATATAATTGATTTAATGGGTGACTTTGGTTGTCAGGGCATAAATATTGTCCACGAGAATGAAAGTGTAGAGAAGTTCTTTAAACAGTGGTTTAAGAAGATTGATGGTAAAGAGCGCTCAGAAAGATTCCTAAATAACCTATACAGAACCGGCCAAGCCATTGTATACAAGAGTTATGCCAATATTACCCCAGACATAACTAAATACATTAAATCTATGGCTAATGATATAACTGTAGAGTTACCAGAAATAGAAAGAAATCAAATACCTTGGCGATACAATTTCTTCAATCCTTTAAATATTGACATGAAGGATGGAAATATCAATATGTTCTTAGGTGTTAGGAATTTTGAAATAGACTCTGGCGCTTTTTTAGACAACTTCAAAGAAGGCTCTATACCAGCACATGTAAGTGACACATTGCCGCCAAATGTCAAGGAAGCTATTAAACGTGGTGAAAAGAAAATACAATTAGACAAAGAAAGACTGTCTATATCTTACTACAAGAAAGATGACTGGCAAAGGTGGGCGAACCCTCTTGTCTATGCTATTCTCGACGACATCGTTATGCTAGAAAAAATGAGGCTAGCTGACATGTCCGCTCTAGATGGAGCGATTTCCAATATCCGCCTTTGGACACTAGGTAATCTAGATCATAAAATCCTACCTAACAAAACTGCTATCAATAAATTGAGAAATATATTAGCTAGTAATGTTGGTGGTGGCACAATGGAGTTGGTTTGGGGTCCAGAACTTTCTTATACCGAGTCTAATAGTCAAGTTTATAAATTCTTAGGCTCAGAGAAATACACCTCTGTACTAAATAGCATTTACGCTGGACTTGGTGTTCCTCCAACCCTCACTGGCATGGCGGGTCAAAGTGGTGGATTTACTAATAATTTTATATCTCTAAAAACACTCGTTGAGAGATTACAGTATGGTAGAGATCAACTAACTAAATTCTGGGAAAGAGAGATAGAGATTGTTCGTAGAGCTATGGGCTTTAGAAAGCCAGCTTACATAGTTTACGATCAAATGAGCTTATCTGACGAAGCATCTGAAAAGAATCTATTGATACAGCTTGCTGACAGAGATATCATATCCCATGAGACCATTCTTGAGAGATTTAAAGAAGTTCCTTCTGTCGAAAAGATGCGCCTAAAAAGAGAGGACAAGGCTAGAAATGCAGATAAACTGCCGGAAAAAGCAAGTCCATTCCACAATCCCAACAAGGAGTTTGAGATGGAAAAAATGGACAAACAAGCAGAGATAAACGAAAAGGTGGCAGAGAGAAAAGAAAGCCAAAAACCAATTAATCCAAATGGTAGACCACCAAATAAATTAGATGAAGGACCAAGGCAGCAAAGAAAAGAAACTCCAAAATCTAAACCCGGCGTAGCAGAACTTATACTTTGGGCTAATAAATCTTATGATAATATTTCTGAAAATCTAAATAAGGCTTTCTTGTCCATAGCTAATAAAAAGAACATGAGATCTTTGACCAAGGCTGAAGTAGCTGACCTAGAAAAGATAAAATTAGACATACTCTTAAATATTAAACCAATGTCTGAATTGACTGAAGCTACGTTTAAAGAAGCGCTGTATGGAAATAAAAAAATGCCACAAGTATTTAATAAACACCTAAAAGATAATAAAATCACTACAGAATACATGACTATGGAAGAATACAAAAGGTCTGCTATAGCTGCGTTTATTGATTATGTCTTAGCCCAAAAATAGCTGTTTTTTTAAAAATATAAATTTTAGTGTATACTTTCTGTAGAGGTGACTTATGACAATAAAAGTATATCAACAAGAAATAAAAGACGGCATTGGCGAACTCGTTAAGAGTACCGCTAGTGTTGCGTATTGTTCTGAAGCTGTAGTTAAAAGCGATATGCCCGAAGAGGTTATCGCAAAAGCTATCGCTGAAAACAAAGACCAAATAGACCTATACTATCTAGAGTCTGTATTGGTTTCTTGTGGCTGGAATAAGAATGATGACGTGTTCATGCCAGAGGCAACTTGGGCAGCTAGAAACACACCAGAGGATAAACAGTTTAATTTTATGCACGATGAAAATGATATCATCGGACATATTACTGGTAGCTACGTCTTAACAAAAGACGGAAAGGCTGTTGGAAATGATGATGAAATGCCTGAAGATTTTGACATCATTACTCAAGCTGTCCTTTATAATAGCTGGACTGGTGAAGAGAATAGAGAAAGGATGGAGAAAATAATCTCCGAAATCGAAGAAGGTAAGTGGTACGTTTCAATGGAGTGCCTATTCGCTGGATTTGATTATGCTCTGATTGGTCAAGATGGAACTAAAAAAGTTCTAGCTAGAGATGAAGAGTCCGCCTTTTTGACAAAGCACCTTAGATCATATGGTGGAACCGGCGAATACGACGGTTATAAATTAGGACGCGCATTAAATAATATATCATTTTCTGGAAAGGGTTTGGTATCTAAGCCCGCTAACCCAAGAAGTGTTATTTTAAAAAGTGTAGCATTTAACTTAGATGACAATCCCGTTTTCGACATAGGAGATTTTAATATGTCTGATAATTTGCTAGAGAAGCAGTTGGAAGAGGTTCGCACTCAACTTACTGCCGCTAAAGCCGAAAATGATGCCATCAAAGCTCAAATCGAAGAAGCAAAAGATAAAGAATTTGCTTCCAAGCTAGAGGCTTTTGAAAGCACCATTGAAGAAAAAGATTCAAGTATTGCTGAACTTGAGGAAAGCATTAAAAGCACTCAAGCTCGTGTTGCTGAACTAGAAGACGCTCTTGCTAAATCTCAAGAAGATCTAGCATCTGCTAAAGAGCATATGGAAGAAATGAAGAAGAAAGAAAAAATGGAGAAGCGTAAAGCCGCTCTAGTTGAAGCTGGCTTTGAGTCAGACGATGTAGACGCTGCTCTAGCTGCTTTCGACGGACTTGCTGATGAAGCTTTTGATCTTGTCGTTGCCATGTATGGAAAAAAGCCAAAGGATGATAAACACGGCGACATGAAGAAAAAAGAAAAAGAAGCTGAAGCTGGTATGCCTCCTGAAATGAAGGAAGCAATCGAAAAGAAGAAAAAAGAAAAAGAAGCTAAAGCTGAAGATGAAGAAGCAGAAGCTGAAATTACACCTGAAGCATTTGAAGACGTTGAAACTTCAGAAGCTTCCCTTGTAACAGAAAGTGCTGACGATCAACTTGAGTCTACTCGCGCAGGCATTGCAGACTGGCTTTCTAATAACGTATTCTCACAAAAATAATTATTCACAGGAGATTAAACTATGGCTCTTAAATCAGATAGATATGAAGAATCAACAGATATCAGCTTCTTCTACAATGAAGGGGTTGCTAATCGTGGTGGCGTTGTTTTACTAGACGCTGCAAGTGCAGCTGGCGCAGCAATGGACCAAGGTGGAAACAAAGTCAAATATGACTCCGCTACAACCAGTACTGTTCCAGTTGGAATCCTACTTAACGACGTTGTAAACAAAGATCTAACCAGAACACATCTTAATCAATATAAAGATGAAGTTCAAAAAGGTGGCAAGGTTACTGTTCTAACTCGTGGTTGGGTTGTTACTAACAATCTTGATTCGGTAACTGTTGTTCCCGGTCAAGTTGCTTACGCTTCCGCAAGTAACGCCGGAAACCTAACCAACGTTGCGACTTCAGGTCAAGCTGTTGGTCGTTTCATGAGCGCTAAAGACGCTGATGACTATGTAAAAGTTTACGTCAACCTTCCAAGCCTCGGTTAATAAAATACAAAGGAGATAAATACAATGTCATATAAAGAAAGACCAAGTGAAGAGTTTATCACATTGCTTCGCCGTTCAGGTGACAATGACCAAAATGTAGCGTTTGCTGCTCAAAGAGAGTTCGCAAAGGCTCTAGAACTTCCACTTCGCAAAGGCGTTTTGGTTGGTAATATTCTCGGCAATATCTTTGAAACGATTCAAGTAGAGCCGGGCGGAAGCACCGAATATCCGTTGGACCTTATTAGTCCCGGACTTGAAGGTGAGCATGTTGCTTTCACTAATCCCGGTCACGGTCGCGTGCCTGAGAGATCAGTCGAAGGTGATTACGTTATGATTCCAACCTACAGCATCACAAGCAGCATTGATTACTTGCTTCGTTTTGCTCGTGAGGCTCGCTGGGATATCGTCGGTCGCGCTATGCAAGTTTTGGAAGCTGGCTTCGTCAAGAAAATGAATGACGACGGATGGCACACCCTTCTTGCTGCCGGTGTTGATCGCAACATTTTGGTTTACGACGGCGATGCAACTGCTGGCATGTTCTCCAAGAGACTTGTTAGCTTGATGCAAACTGTTATGCGTCGTAACGCTGGCGGTAACACAGGTTCCGCTAATCGCGGTCGCTTGACTGATATTTACGTTTCTCCAGAGGCACTCGAAGACGTGCGTAACTGGGGATTCGATCAAGTTTCTGACGTTGTTAGAACTCAGATCTACAACGCAGGTGAAGGTGGCGCTCCAATCACCAATATCTTTGGTGTAGCTCTTCACGATCTAGATGAACTCGGAGAAGGTCAAGAATACCAAGACTTCTTCACAAGTTCACTTAGTGGCGGATTGGCTAGTGGCGATGCTGAGTTGGTAGTTGGTCTTGACCAAGGTGCTAACGACAGCTTTGTTATGCCAATGAAGCAAGCTGTTCAAGTCTTTGAAGATCCAACTCTTCACAGACAACAGCGCGCTGGCTACTATGGATTTGCTGAACTTGGTTTTGGCGTTCTAGACAACAGAAGAATCCTTTTGGGTTCATTCTAGGTTTTAAACAACCGATATGAAAAACTTATGGGTTCCTCTCTTTTTTTGGGGGGAACCCTTTTTTAGTGTATAATAGAGCAAATGGTCTATGTATCAGGAAATAGGAGCTTATAATGACTACTGCTTTGTCGGACTATTTAGAGTCTGGTTTACTACATCACATATTCAAGGGATACTCTTTCCCAAAGCCTAGAAATATTGTTATTGCTTTATGTAGCGACGTTCCATCCGAAAGCGATACTGGCGAAACAATCCCAGAGATACCAAGTGGGATAGATAACGTTTTAACTGGCTATTCTAGAGTTGAATTAGGTGATCCCGCAATAAACGGTGACGATTCTTGGGTTTATTCTATCGAAGACCATGACGCCGGTAGCGGTTTAATTAAAAACTCAGGATCAATTGTTTTCAATACAGCTTTAGTAGACTGGGGGCCTGTCTCCGGTATAGCGATAACAGACCATGAAGACTTTGGTTCCGGCAATCTTCTTATGTATTCTCAGTTAAGCAACCCAAGGATAATTTATAAAGGCGACACAGTTAAGTTTGACGTTACGAATTTACAAATTAAGTTTGACTAGGGTTTAAAATGGCTGAGTATTCACAGAACGAATTTCTACAACGTATAAACTATTACTTTCCAGACAACTCTTCGCAACAAATATCGCCAAAAGACATAAGGGATGCTTTCACAGACCTTGTTGACTCTCACTATAAATTCCTAGAAAGCAGTATAATTGTAACTAGGAACTTAAAAAGTGTAGACCTTAGACAAACAAGCGCTGGCGAATTAGCTTTAGATAAAACATATCTTGTCTATGAAAGTGGCGCAGATAATAGCGCCTTTGGGTATTCTGCTTTAAACGGAAATATTTATGGACAGAAGAATACAGCTGTAGGTTCGTACTCTATATCTTGTAACTTAGACGGCGACTGTAACGTTGGTGTTGGCTTTGGGTCTTTGATGGGCGGCGTTGAAGGTGACGGAAATGTTGCCATTGGCGTTAATTCTCTTTACCATAACAGACGTGGAAGCTACAATATTGGTATCGGGCTTGGTGCTGGTTACTATATAGGTGAAAACGATAGTTATCAGTTTTTTCTAGGTGCGCACCCTGACGCATGTGATAGCGAATGTTTAGAAGGGTCTGGATCACCTCTTTTACGTGGAGACTTAGAAGAGCTAAAACTTGCCGTAGGAACAAATGAAATACATAACTATGGAACCCTTCAGGTTTCCGGGGACGTTTCTCCAACAGAACACAGGGGTAGTAGCTTAGGCAATACAAACAGAGCTTGGAGTTCTGTAAACGATGTGCTATTATTCCCAGACTCAGCAAAAATACAATCCACAGTCAATATATTTCCACATGTACATGGTCTAGATTTTGGAAGTTACGATTTAAGATGGGACGGTTTTTTTAAATCAATACAAGTTGGTGAAACACTAGCCGTATCTGGCGATTCCGTTTTTCACAGCAATGTAGATATAGATCACGTTCTTGAAGTTTTTGACAACGCTTTCTTTCATAGCGGCGTGGATATTGATGAAACCCTAGAGGTTTCTGGCGATACGGTTGTTTATAGCAATCTTTCTGTAGGTCAAAAATTAGAGGTTTCTGGAGATTCTATTCTTCACTCTAATTTAGATATTGGAGAGTCCTTAGAGGTTTCCGGCGATGCGGCTTTCCATAAAAATGTTTCCATTAGTGGTACGGTAGAAGTTTCAGGATATGCTGTTTTTCACAGCGGGGTGGATATAGGTCATACGCTACAGGTTTCTGGTGACTCTTTTTTCCACAATAATGTTGACATAAAAGAAACACTAGAGGTTTCTGGCGATGCTTTCTTCCACAGTAGCGTAGATATTGGGGAAACACTGGAAGTTTCTGGCGATGCCGTTTTACATAGCAACCTTGATGTTGGCGAAACGCTAGAAGTTTCTGGTGACGCAGTTTTACATAGCAACCTTGATGTTGGCGAAACGCTAGAAGTGTCTGGAGATGCGTTCTTTTATAGTAACGTCGATATAGAGCAGACTCTAGAGGTTACTGGTGATGCGTTCTTTTATAGCAACGTCGATATAGAGCAGACTCTAGAGGTTACTGGCGATGCGTTCTTCCGCTCAAATGTTGACATAGATGAAACTCTGGAAGTCACCGGTGTAGGACTTTTCCATAGCGGTGTTGATGTTGAGTATCAATTAAAGGTTTACGACCAGTCATTTTTGTATAGTCATGCTTACGTTGGTAGACATTTAACGGTCGAAAACAATGCTTATATACGAGATAACTTATTTGTTGCTGACGATGCATTTGTTACAGGAAATCTACATGTTGGTCAAACGCTACACTCTACTGGTAATGCATATTTTCACGCAAATGCTTATGTCGAACAGGTTCTAGAAGTCACGGGCGATGCTTTTTTCCATTCAAACGTTGATATTAACCAGACATTAGAAGTTACGGGAGAGGCGTTCTTCCGCTCAAACGTATTTATTGATGATGAACTAGCCGTTACAGGCGATGCTTATTTCCATAGCGGCGTAGATATTGACGATGAGCTAGCTGTTACTGGAAATACATACTTACATAACAATTTATACGTAAATAGAGATGTTGAAGTTACAGGGGATGCGTTTTTCCACGGCAGAGCGTTAGTTGATGATTTCCTAGAAGTCACTGGCGATGCAGCTTTTCATAGTAATGTTGATATAAAAGACACGCTAGAAGTTTCTGGTGACGCATTTTTCCATGATAATGTAGATATCAAGAACACCCTAGAAGTATCTGGCGATTCATTCTTTTATAAGGATGTATATATCAGTGGTACTTTAGAAGTTTCTGGTGACGCAACTTTCCATAAAAACATGGATGTCAGTGGAACCTTAGAGGTTTCTGGTGACGCTACATTCCATAGCGATGTAGACGTTAGTGGTACACTAGAAGTTTCGGGCGATGCGTCTTTCCACAGAAACGTAGCTGTTAGTGGCACACTAGAGGCTTCTGGGAACGCCGCTTTCCATAGCGATGTACAGATTAGCGGAGCGCTAGAGGCTTCTGGGGACGCTGCTTTCCATAGCGATGTAGATATAAGTGGTACACTGGCTGTTTCTGGTCAATCGTTCTTCCACTGCGATGTTACTGCCGCCAAAACCATCGAGGTTTCAGGTAGAGCGTTTCTAAAAGAAAGCGTGGAAATTGACGAAACACTTACCGTGACGGGTGATGCGACTTTTGGTAGAGACGTAAGCATAGGTCGTTCTATAAAACTTAGAGATAAACCAATATATGTAGAGGGCTTTTTCAGAGAGACCATATCTCCTCCAGATGATTTTTGCGCACCTACGTCGGGGTTATTTTTACAAAAAATATTTAATGGAAGCGCATGTGACGATGGTGAATTTTATTACGTCGTCAATAGAGATAGAGATCTGACAATCAACGCTGGCTCTTACGGTCAGGTCTTGCAATACGAAAATGAATATAGGCCAATTTGGATTAGCTGCAACACCGTAGATCCAATAATAGAAAGTTGTAGTTTAAGTCCCTATGTCGGCTACGCAGATAATTTAAATCGCGTCGTAACTAACGTATTAAATTCAGGTATTAAAAATGTTTTGATATCTAGTGTTAATGGGGACTCTTCTTCCCCAGACCTAGACTTTTATAATATTATAACTAGAGCTACAAATAGAACTAGGTACGCTGGATTTTACTGCCGAGAAGATGGTTCTTCCTGTGGATTCCAAGTACTAAGCGACGATGACTGTATTAATGAAGATTTCTGCTTTGTTGAGCAACCGGCAAATCCGGGCGGTGGCTGCGGCTGTATCCCCGGTATTATAGGGCCAGAAATAATGCCTTGCGCGTGGGGTAATAGCTTCATGGGTATAGAAACGGACGATCAAACTATAGTCGGTAACTCTAACTTTGGATCAATTACTTCTGGCGATTTCGTTTGCTTTGTTGAAGAGTGTCTAGTTCCAACTTGGCCCGAAAATGCTGAAAACGGAGAACTAGATTTTGCTTCTGGAGTTTTAGTACTTGGTTATCATAACAGTTGTGGGTCAATGACCGAGCTTCGCAACATGTTTAACAATACTAGATTTCTACAGGCTGTTATGGACTTCCAAGAGAGAAATGGTGTTGTTTGGATTAGGGGTAATCACATGGAGCCTTATCAAAATGGATACTGCTCTGACACCACAAATCTAAATCAAATATTAGAAATATTGAATGTTCAGTCTAGATTTGGAACTCAATCTGGAATCAAGATAACGCAAGAGTCGAGCAGTCAACACCCAGATGATTATTTCGGTAATAGAATACAAAAATACAACGAGGGTGGGTCAAATAAAATATGTGTTCCAGAATCTTATAAATTTTACGGCACACATGATGGCGGTTTGGCTACAAGCAAAGGTGATAGCATTGATTATCTTGTAACTTACGACGACGTAAACACACGCGGAAACTTTGTAAATCCAATATTATTTGCTAGTGGCGAGTCTTATCCCGGAGGACCAAGATTAATCGGCCAGAACTATAGTGATACAGTGTTTACAATGGTTCACGAGGCTGGAATTATAAGTGGTATTCAACTTGGACTAACTTCAACTAGCTGTCCAATTGAGCTAACCGAACCTCTATGCTCTGGACTAGATGTTGTAAAAGAACAAACGTTTACATACGATAATTCCGTTTGGATTGCTGGAACAGCTTCATATTTCTATTCTAACCCTCGCTCGGAAACAACTAGCGCGAACTGTGAATGTACTACGGTATTAGGACAAGACGACCTAGATAGCATTTACAAAGAAGAAGTTGGAGCGACACCAGATGAAGGAGACACAATATTTACGGTTCAAAGTTGTTGTGGCTGTATTCCCGGCGAACCCGGAGATGTGATAAGCAAAACAATAACTAGGAGATGTTAAACTAATTACTTAGGACAAGGAAATTAAAGGAAAAAAATGAGCAAGATAACTATAGGTATGGCCCATCACAATGATTTCAATGGTGTATACTTCAGTATTCAGGATATAATAAAAGAGTTGACATTTAATAACAGGAAAGATTTATTAGATAGAATAGAATTCTTAGTTGTTGAAAATGACCCCGAAAGCGAACACGCAAAATCTGTTACTAACTTTAAATGTTCAACTGGTTTAGGTGATAAATTCAAAATTGTCAACCTACCTGAGATTCACGGCACTTCCGTTGCTAGAAACAAGATAATTGACGAGGCCAACACTGAATTTGTACTTGTTATGGATTGCCATGTATTCCTTTGTCCAGTTGTTGAAACGCTAGATAAACTTATTAAATTTACAGAGAGATTCCCAAAACCAAAAAATCTTTATCAAGGGCCTCTAGTGTATGACAACATGGAAAATATAGCAACTCATTTTAACGATGAATGGGGCGGCCAAATGTGGGGTCGATGGGGAAATGCTTGGTCGTGCAGATGTGACCACAACAATCTCTCAATATTAAACAAGGACGACAAATGCAAGTTTGTAGGTCTTGTAGACCAAAAAGAAAAAAAGGAGTGCGACTACTGCTCTACAATTTACTCTGAGAACATACCGTATTACGGCCACGAAGCAGCTTTAAAAAGAGCTGGAATGAACCCTCTTGGGTTTGAAGATGTTAAATCATTTGAAATATTCTCTCAGGGGCTTGGCTTGTTTTTTACAGCCAAGGAGCATTGGCTTAGATTTAACGATCACTGTAGAGGCTTTGGTGGAGAGGAGTGCTATATTCACGAAAAGTATAGGAAAAATGGAAGAAAAGCTATATGCCTACCATTTTTAAAGTGGCTACACAGGTTTCAAAGACCTGATGGAGTAAAGTACGAGCTGACAATTAGAAACAAGGTTAGAAACTACGTATTAGAATTCACAGAACTTGGTTTAGATCTTTCTCCAATACAGCAGGAGTTTGTTCAAAAATCTAATTTTGATAAAGATTTATTTTCTGAATACGTAGAAGAGGCAGAAAAAATATACGGGAAGTAAAATGGGAAGACCGCCTGAGTGTGATTGTTTATGCGCTACTGCTCCTCCGACAACGACTAGTACCACTAGCCGACCCACTACCACTACGTCTCAACCTCCAACGACTCAACCTCCAACGACTCAACCTCCAACGACTCAACCTCCAACAACTACCACTGAGATTCCTACAACTGGGCTTCCTACGACGACTAGCACAACCGAGATTCCCACAACTCAACCTCCAACAACGACCAGTACTACCGAGATTCCTACAACGCAACCGCCTACAACAGAATCGCCTACAACGGAACCGCCCACAACGACCAGTACAACCGGGTCTCCTACAACAGAATCGCCTACGACGGAACCGCCTACAACAGAATCGCCTACAACGGAACCCCCTACAACGACTAGTACAACCGGGTCTCCTACAACAGAATCGCCTACAACGACTAGTACAACCGGGTCTCCTACAACAGAATCGCCCACCACCACGGCGTCACCGTCTTGTGAATGTCCATGCCCACAGACTCTAAGCTGGTCCGTTTCGATCTTTGGCACTGGAGATGACTGCGATTTCAGTGCTAGCGATTCGGCTTCGGATACTATTAGCCCTTACGACGGAGGGTGTAATGGAACTTATTCATATAGCGACAATGGGAACTTCGGATGTGGCGACTCTTGGTCATCTACCATAACTTGCGACTCTAACGAGCCTGCTAACTCGCTATCTAGATGGACGGGAAGTGCGAGTACTTGTATGGGTAGTTTCAGCGGTCCGGGTGGAGCAGACAACCCCAACGCAACGGGTAGCTGTGGCGCTCCTCCTGCTTGGACTTTTTCTGGACTCGCAAGTTCAGCATCTTGTGCGTGCTGTGATGGTGGAGGTGAACCAACTACCACGCTGCCTCCCGACCCGAACCCGATTAACCCAGTCGGTCCATAACAATACTAATTTAAATAAACCTCATCAATGTGTATAATATAATACATCACAGTCTAAATAATTCATGAAAACGACGGAATATTAGTATGGCATTAATCCTAGCAGATAGAGTAAAGGAAACTACTATTACTAGCGGTACTGGGAGTTTAACTCTTAGCGGCGCTACTTTTGGTGGTTTTCAAACTTTTGCTGACTCCATTGGTGATGGAAATTTAACCTATTACTGTATTCAAAATTTTGATAGATTTGAAATAGGCCTTGGAACGTACAGAGCTAGCGACAACAGTCTTAGTAGAGATTCTGTATTTGAAAGTTCTAATTCTGACGGTTTGATTAATTTACAAGGCACTAGCGTTGTATTCTCCGTAGTACCAGCAGATAAACTTGTATACAAAGATGAAGGCGACTCAGTTGTTTTCCCAACACCTTTTACGTTTAAAAGAAGTGATACCGGTGATTACTGGCAAGCATATTCAACTGATATTACTAGTAGAGTTGCTTCTTTTTATGTAGACGAAAGCCTTGATCCATTTTGGAAGATAGGATTCAAAAACTCTAACTCAGATATAATCGAGCCATTCTATGGCTATATATCCGCCTGTGATGGCTTTGTTGAACTTAAAGGAAATGGCTATTCAATACTAAGTATAGGTGATGGCCTAGATGAAGGATTGAAAGTAGACCATAGATACCAAACAATATTAGACCTAACAAAAGATGGTGGCTCTATACGTGTTGACACACTAGATATCAACACTTCTCAAATCACCACAATAAAAAACACTACTATATCTAGCAATGTTTTAGATGTGGAAGCCAGTATTGGTCATGCAGCTGATCTACAAACTTGGAGCGTTTCCACAGATGAGCTTGCTAGCATAAATCAGTACGGTGATTTTGAAACGATTGGCAATATTATTTCACCCAGCGGTAGATTCCATGCTATTAGATTTGCTGATACAACAGTTCAAACCACAGCCGCTCTGCCATTTGCCAGTGGCGCTCTAATAGACCAAAACACCCAAAACATTATCACTAATAGTGGTTATTTTCAAACATATATAGATAGCTTAGATCATAGCGCGACGGCTGTTAGTGGCTGGGCGAGAGGTTATATAGATCAAACGAGTGGTAATCTACAGTTTGAAATATCTCAAGTTTCCTCTGATTTATCTTCAACTTCTGGGTACTTTGAGTCTAGAGTTGATTCTGCGGATTCTGAGATACTAGCAAACTCAGGTTACTTTGAGTCTAGAGTTGATTCTGCGGATTCTGAGATACTAGCAAACTCAGGTTACTTTGAGTCTAAAATCAGTGATTCAAATTCGTCTCTAACCACCACTTCTGGTTACTTTGAGTCTAGAGTTGACTTTGCGGATTCTGAGATACTAGCAAACTCAGGCTACTTTGAGTCTAGAGCGAACAACACTGACAACAATCTAAATACCGTATCTGGATTGTTAACCCCTAGCGGTGAAAGTTTTGATTTCACAAGTAATATACTAACATATAATAATAGCTATGGAGGAAGTTTTACTGCCGATCTTTCTAGCTTGTCAACGTTTGACACTAGCGGTGTTAGTTTAGGATACAGCAATGGTATTCTTACATATACAAATAATGCTGGCGGAAGTTTTGGTGTAGATATTTCATCTATTAGTGGAGATGTTTATGCCCTAATTGTAAGTGGCGCACCAGAAACACTCGATACTCTCAATGAGATTGCTGCCGCCCTTAATGACGATGAAAATATAGCAAACACCCTAACTAATTTAATAACTACCTCTAGTGGCAATCTCCAGTCTAATATAAATGACAATACTTCAAATATTACAGCTAACTCTGGGTATTTCGAGTCTCGCGCAAATTCTACAGATATAAATCTTGATACTGTTTCTGGATTACTATACGATCACTGGACGGTTAGCGATGGTAATAATTCAGAGAATATATATGCTGGCGAGACAGTTTCATTTAGTGGCGTAGGCGGAACTTTTGTTTCTTATGACAGTGCTACAAATATTGTTTCTATTAGTGGTGCATCAGACCCAACTGGCGTTGTCAGTGGTATATCTTTCTTTGGCGACGATGGTATTTTAACAGGCAATGACACTCTTGTTTATGACGGGTCTAATGTCTCTGTTACTGGCAACATAACCGCAAGTGGGAAGCGCGTAATCACCAGTGATGACATCTATCATATAGAACAAATAACACAAGCTGAGTACGATGCAATAACTCCAGATTCAGCAACTTTTTATATAATTACAGATGCGCCCTCTGTCTCTGGCTATTTAGAGGGTCAAGATACGGCAATATCCGGTTATTTTGAGTCCGTAACAGATCAGCTAAATCTAGACATCATCACTGTTTCTGGCTTAACGCCAACTGGAACTCCAAGTGGAATGACATTTTTCGCTAACGACGCAAGCTTAACCGGGAATAGCACATTAATTTACGATGGCGAAAACATATCTCTAGACGGTACTATTTTTTCTAGCGGTGAAAGAATAATAACCAGCGATGAGATATTCCATATCAAGCAGTTGACGCAAGCTGAGTATGACGCTATCACACCTGATTCTGCTACGTTCTACATTATCACAGACGCATCCGAAGACGCTGCCATATCGGGGTATTTTGAAGCTAGGGTTGACCAAGCAGATTCTGATATTGCTACGGTTTCTGGATTACTTGCTAGTGTAAACCCAACTGGAACTCCAAGCGGCGTATCTTTTTTCGATGACTCTGGAAGTTTAAGTGGTAACAATACATTTACCTACGACGGTGTAGATGTAACTCTTGGTGGTAATATTATTGCCAGTGGAAAGCGCGTAATTACTAGTGATGAAATATATCACATTAAACAACTTACACAAGCAGAATATGACGCTATAACACCAGACGCCGCCACGTTTTATATTATTACTGATCCAGATATCGAAGGGCCAGTCGTCCAGCCAATTAGGACTGTAAATGTAGACACAACAATATTAACTACAGACTATACAATACATGCTACAGCTGGTTTAAATTTGACACTTCCCTCTGCGGTTGGCAACGGCGGAATCGTGTATAATATAAAGAATATTAGTGCTGGCGCCGTAACGGTTAGTGGTGTTGGTGGGCAAACTATAGACGGTCAAACCTCATTCTCATTGAGTACGCAATACCAATCTATAACACTACAGTCAACTAACTCTAATTGGATTATCTTATAATGAGTATAAAATTAGGTAATGCCGAAGTAAATGCTATATCTATAATTGAACCTTATAGTAGCGCCGATATAGGTGGAGAAAGTTTTTCTGTCGCTAGCGAAGAGCCGGTCTGGTCTCGCCCTCAAGATTGGTTAGATATGCCCACGTACAACAGTGGTGACAATAAGATAGCGATGCTTATGATGGTTGAAAGCGGGGTTGAGAATAAAAAGATAGCCATACAGCTTCGGGGTGACTCTGGACTTCATACTACTATAGACTGGGGAGATGGATCTACTTCCCTAGCTTACGGCTCTCCGGGGTTAGCCGATCACTATTCTCATGATATAAGTTACTCTAATCTGCCGCAATACAGTGAAATAGAATTCAATGGCGGAATTGCTAGGCAGGCTCTTATTCAACTTCATAATGCCAGCGGTATGGATTATTTTGGCATCTCTTCAATGGGCGGTAGAGATCCGTCTAAAGATTCTTTTTACATTAACGGTCAATCTAACAACATAGTAGATATTTATATTAAAGCTCCTTCATTTGGGATTTTTGATAATGGTGGTGGTGGTAGTAGGTTTTTAGAGAGGGTTATTGCGGATTGCGATGAGCTTCGTGTTCCAAACGGGTTTTTTAGAGGTCTTTCTAATATGAAGGTCGCATATATTCCTAGTGGCAGCACTACCGGTAAAACAAATCTTAGCTTAATGTTTGATAACTGCCACAGATTACAACAAATTCCTTTCTTTGACACGTCGTCCGCCACTTCATTACAAGAGACTTTTGGCCGTTGTCGCAGTATAAAAGAGATACCAGACATAGATACATCTAGTTGTACGAATTTTCTTATTTTTGCTTACGAGTGCTATTCTTTAGAAAAATTCCCCGACTTGGACTATTCTAACGCGACCACTTTATCACATGCGTTTATGCATACTAATATAAAATATGTTCCTCACGGCGTCTCTTGGCCCACTGGATTATATGATGCGTTTAATATGTTCAATAGCTGTAAAGAATTACTATATCTGCCAACTGATGTAAATTTAAGTGGGGCTACCACCTTATATAACTCTTTTATTAACTGTTCAAAATTAAAAAAGGCTCCACCTATTTATGCGCCTAATGCGACTAGCATGAGAAATGCGTTCACTTCCTGTAAAAGCTTAAAAACTTTACATTTGGAAGATATTTCTTCTGTCACTGATATGTATTACGCAATACAGAACTGTAGCGAGCTTCGAGAAGTTACCGGTAATAATTTACCAACCGGTGTCACTAACTTTTTTGCATTATTTCTTGAAAATCATAATTTAATAAAGGCTCCTAGCTTTTACACTGGAAATGCGACTGACGTAAGATACATGTACAATAATTGCCAAGTTCTCGAAGAGGCTCAAGATATAGACATGTCCAGTGCTTCAGATTTATTAAATATATACACTAATTGTAAAAAAATAAAACATGTTAACTTTTTGAACATTAATAATAAAATAAATGATGCCGCGAACGCATTTGCTAACTGTCATTCTTTAACATCTATGCCTTCCGGTCTGTTTCAGGACTATAACTCATGCCCATCTAAAACAAACTCTATGTTCCAAAATTGCAACATAAGAGAGGCAAAGAACATTAATCTTGCTGGCTGTACAAATACTTCAAATTACTCTCCGTTTTACAACGATGTCGATTTTAGAGTTTTTGAAAATATTCAGTTTGGTTCTGGCACGTATTTTTATGGGCTGCTTTTTGCGAACCAGTATATAACAACGATTCCAGACTGGGATGTGTCTGGTGTTAAAAGTCTGAATAACGCTTTTTACGGTTGCGTGTCTTTGAATTGGAGCGATCTAAAAAACACGGAATGTTCCATATCTTATTTTAACTGCTTACTGGGAAGTGGCGCTATAGAAAATATATTTAACAATCTTGCAAGTGGCGTTACAGGTCAGACGATTACGATTTCACAAAATTATGGCGTGTCAGAGCTTCACCCCGACACCATCGCTATCGCAACTTCAAAAGGCTGGACTGTTACTACATAGGTACAAATAATGGCAAATTTAAAAGTAGGAAATACAAACGTCGGCAAGATTTCGGTTATACAGCCGTATGAGGATGTGTATGTTGATGCCGAATTACCCAGCGAGCCTTGGGTTCGTCCTTCTGAGTGGCTAGATATGCCTTCTATAAGCGAGTCAGATAGCAGGTCAGATATTCTTCTTTTTGTTGAAAGCGGAACATCAATAGGTGTTGATTTTTATGTTCAGGGTTATTATGTTTACTATAATAATTTCCCAACGTACTCTAGCATTGACTGGGGTGATGGCACATCAGAAGTAATAAGTGGAACATCTACACAAACTCAGGCTAAACACGATTATGACTACGAGAATCTTTCTGCTGATACAGAATTTATTTATCAGGGTCGGGTTTGTCGTCAGGCTCTTGTGCAAATGGTTCATCATAGCGGACTTTACAGTATGAACCTAAAGGGAAATGGCTGGAGGGGTACTGATTATACCGGCAGAAACAGCTATGGTAATAGATTAGATGGTGGTGGTAATATATTAGAAGTTCAAATTGCTTCTCAAAACTTAGATAATGTTGAATATATGCTTTACTACTACAATAGCGGTAAACCAAAACATCTTCATAAATGTACCATATTAAGCCCTAACTCAATTACTGGCGCAGATAATCTATTTCACGATGCCAATAATCTAAGAGAGGTTGTTTTCTCAAGCGGCTTATTTAGTGGCAATACTAATTTTGGTAACATGTTTACTGATTGTTGGGAGTTACAAAGCGCTCCATATATTGACACTTCTAGCGCGACTGCTTTTCAATCAATGTTTTCGAATAATTACAAGCTAAGGGAAATTCCAAGCTACGATACTTCTAATGTAATCAATTTTTCATCAATGTTTTATTACTGCAAATCTTTAACAACAATTCCAGAGCTAGATTATTCTAATGGTGAAAATCTTAGCAGTTTATTTTCAAAATGTCAAAGTATACGTTCAATTCCTTCTGGGTTAGATTTCTCTAGTGCCACAAATATTAATGCAATTTTTAACGATTGTGTTAAATTAAAGTATATACCTGAAGATTTTTTTGATCAGATGTCTGGCGTGACCACTTCTTCAAGCATGTTTACTAATTGTGTAAATTTAAATTATATACCAAAGATAAATCTACCAAATACGCAATCGCTCGCTTCGGCTTTCTCTTCCTGCCACTCCTTAAAGGGTCTTGAGTTTGGGGCTTTTAATAGCCCGATTGATTTTAGTTCTTTGGCTTATGATTGTGATCACTTAAAAACCGTTTCTTTTGAAGACCCAGAAAATACACGTCCGACTTCTCTGGTTAACGCTTTCTATTCCTGCGGTAGACTAAAAGACGCTCCCTATTTAAATACTTCTGGTGTTACTAATTTTACCGGAATGTTTCGTGCAAGCTCTAATCTTGAAAATGCTCCTGTTTATGATATTTCTAGCGCTACTACAATAAAACAGATGTTTGAGAACTGTTATAGATTAAAAAAATTTAAAGGTTTTACGAACAAGCATCGAGTAGATCAACTTGGTGATTCTTACGGCGCTTTTTGGAGGTGCTATGATTTAGAAAAATTCCCCTCCGGGATTTTTGAGGACCATTCTACATGTCCGCCGACAGCCACCAACATGTTTAGGAATTGCGATAGCTTGACAAGCGTGCCGCACATAAATATCTCAGGCATTATTAACAATACGACTTTATTCTATGAGTGTTCTAATATTAAATATTTTGAAGGTCTTACGGTTTGCCCAGAGACGAATCTTATAGGTCTGTTTAACAGGTGTTATGCACTTAATAGCGTTCCGGCAATAAATATGTCTGGTATTTCTAATTTAACAAGCTGGTTAAGTAGCTGTCAATATGTTAGGTGGTCTGACGTATACAATGTGGAGGTTAGTCATAGTTATTATGGTTGCCATCTAGGTAGTGGCGCTCTTGCGCACATCATAGGAAATCTATCTAGTGGTGTTGTTGGTCAGACAATTGATATTAGAAACAACTACGGAGTGGCAGAACTTCATTCAGACACTTTAGGGGTCGCCACTAGTAAGGGTTGGACAGTTACAACATAAGGGATACAAATGGCAGTTATTAAAGTAGGCAATAATAGTATAGGTAAGATATCGGTTATAGAGCCGTATGATGATTCTATTGGATATCAGGAAAATCAACCAACACCTTGGGTGCGACCTAGCCATTGGCTTGATATGCCCGTTATAAACAGTGGAGATCACAAAGCCGCATTTTTATATGCTATCCCTAGTGGGGAGGCAGACCCAAGAAATTACGTTAATTTTTTCGTTAGAGGTATAGATGTTGGCAACGTCTCAACTCATTTTACTATTGATTGGGGAGATTCAACAACTTACAGTTTTAGTGAATTACATTCTAGATATGGCTCTCCTGACGGCTGCTATCCAGATCATGAATATAATTTTTCTGATTTGCCGGAATCTAGCCAATTTGAAGAAGATGGAGTATTATACAGGCAGGCGCTAATCCAAATAGATGGAACTGCAAGCGGAATAGAACAACTTACATATGGATCAATAAAAAACATTGGAGGAGTATTTAAAGCGGCTCACCAAGTTCAAGAGTTTAATATTAATTTACCATCTGGAACATCGGGTGGAAATATATATGGGTACAACGTTAGAAAACAAATGTTAGAGAAGGCTAGGTTCTACTCTCCTAGAACTAGTAACATGGCTTATTAT